CTAGATTTCTATACCTTCACTTAATGGATTCAATGTGATTGCTAACTGCAAATAATCGGGTGCCAAATGCGCATACGCCATCGTCTGTTGTATGTTGGCGTGCCCTAAGATTTGTTGCAGTGCGACAATGTTTCCACCTTTCATCACAAAGTGACTCGCAAATGTATGGCGCAGAACGTGAGTTGCCTGTCCTTCCGGTAAATCAGGTTTTATTGACCTCAATTTCACACGAAAACTTGCGTAATCAACGTCAAATAGCTCCCCTGATTTTTGTTTGATTTCCTTTTCTAATGTCTTGGAGATCGGGATTGTTCTTTGCTTACCATTCTTGGTTTTCAAAAATGTAACCCGACCGTTTTTTACTTGGGCACTTTTCAGGGTTTCGGCTTCCCCCCATCTGGCACCCGTGCTGAGACATAACAGTGCAATTTTCCTTTCATCCCCGGAAAGAACGGATAACAGCATGTTGATATCTTCTTTTGTTAAAAAGGTCATTTCAGGCTGTTGCTCTTTTAGCGGAGGTAGTCCATTCAGAGGGTTGTCACTGCTAAAAACTTCGAGCTTTTGCAATGTTGTGATCATCCCTGATAGACGGTACATATCCCGGTTTATCGTTGATGCCTTGATACCGTCAGAGAGGCGATTACTTCGGTGTTCCAGTAAAGCATGTTTATTGAGACGGTTTATAGATGGATCATTGAGCAACTTGATTGTTTTTTCCAGTTGCCGTTTTTCTATCGTGCCGTTCTCCGCTGTTTGTCCGTGATACAACCACCATAATTTAAGTAAATCGCTCAGACTTTGTCTGTTAGATGATTTTCCCGGCTTTGGAGCATGAGCCAGTGTGTAACGCTCAAAAGCAACAGCTTCTGCTTTTTTATCAAATTTCCGTCTGATCCGACTTCCAGTTCGGCCAACAGGACGGATGTCCACCATATACCGACCATCATCGAGCTTCTTAATTGGCATGACGAAGCCCTCCGATGTAACAAAGTGATTGTGTTTCTATCCAGTCAAGAAAGTCCTCATGTAGTGTTAGCCAGTTTTCCGGCCTAAGTGGTGTGACATTTTGTGTTTTACACCATCAGGGGAGAGAGTCGGGCTAATTTGACCAGACTCAGGAGCAGTCTTATCGGTCATTAGCCACAATGCGTATTTTTCAAATTTAGGATGCATAGTGATCTTTGTGATTGTTTCCCAGCTAGGTTCTCTGTATCCAGCCTCTATCTTCTTTAGTGTACTGATTGATATACACATAACCTCACACAATTGTATTTGTGTGAGGTTTTCTGCTGATCGAATGGCTTTGATTTTTTCTGAAATCTCCATTGACAAGGTTCCTGTTCGTGTTCTAGTATCTAGCTCAACGTTCCTACTTGTGTTCCATTGAGTGCGTGAAACACTCAGAGTTAGCCCCTTAAGCAACTCTAAGCGTTTGAGTAAAGCAGGGTAACAAATGAGCCTAAAAAATACGAGGTTCCTAGATTTGACCGCTGTTTAAAGTATAGAAAAGAAGGTGAAAAATGTTAGAAAAAAATCCTGATGGTTACATGCAAGTTTACTACCCAGTAGATGCAGTTCCTTATCAGAAGTTTGCTGACTTAATCGGCAAAACTCATGGGGCTGTTAAGGGGATGGTTGATAAGGGTAAGTTACCAACTGTTTTTTGGCAGAACCCTGATGTAAAAGAAATCGATGGTATTCCTGCGAAAGTACGCGGTGAGAACTGGGTTTATATTCCTGAGTTCAACAAAGGAATGCGTGACGCATTTCTAAATCGCCCAAAAGAACAGCGTGACGCATGGTTATTGTGGATTGGGTTATAACGAGGTCAGAAAATGCAAAAACTTCTACCAACACCAGAGGAATTAAGTAGAGGACGAATCAAATTCGGCACGTTATTAGTTCGCCCTTTACGCAAAAGTGTTGTTTGTTCAATCCCACGCTATCAAGTTGAAGACGGCTCATATTGCTACGGTAAATTTGATTCTCGTGAACTGGCGTTAGATTTTTGTGAACAATTATACGGGGGCAGAATAAATGAACGGATTAAAGAGGGTGCAGCATCAGTATAAAGTAACCAGTGCTGACTTTTACAAAATTAAAGTAACCGGCACTAAGAAAGAAAACCATTTGATGATGACTTTAGTTTCAATTGGTTTGGCGTCAACAATATTAACCACGTTATTATCCATATTATAAGGGTGATGCTATGGCTAATACTGAATCTCATAGCGCAGTGGTATTAACACTGGATGAAAAAATAGACGGCATGTGTCATACAGCGCAGATAAAAGGCACTTTTTTTGATTCAGTATCAAATAGCGATAAAGCTATTTCTGAATTTATAAAAAACATGCGTGACCGTACTAATAATCGAAAACGCAATAATAAAAAATTATTGCATGGGCTTTTTCATTTGGCCGGATTACCTGAATCAAGATATGAATCTCAATATGAGGATTTCACATCAGATGAAAGGCGTTCATTAAAAGAGGCAATGATTCAGCTTCAAGCGGCTGTGTCATGGATGCCTAAAAATATCGCCATTTAATTAAAGCACGAAAGATAAATTTTATGACGTTAATCGTCAGGGCTTCTTATTACCTAAAAACAGGAAATAGAAAAATGAATACAGAACAACTGATAAAAATAAATAGGGAAGATGAGCGTAAAGCATTAGCCGGGCGCTCTGCTTCACGTCTGAGGACATTATCGTCTTATGTGCGGGCTAATCGGATGAATTATGTCGCTGCATGTGAATTGCTGGACAGTGAAGCGGAAAAAGTCGAACACGAAGCGCAGGAACTGAACCATGTCTAAGGCACTCGACCTCGCTATTCAGCACGTTGATGAAATGCTGGAACGCCGGATAGCCGCGCATGTTAACCGCCCTGTCGGAGTTTCTGCTTTTAAGTGTGAGAGCTGCGGAAATCCCATCCCCGAACAACGTCGGATGATTATTGCCGGTGTCACCTTCTGTACACCTTGCCAAGACGTTTTTGAACTGAAACAGAAACATTACCGGAGTGTGTGAGATGAATTATTTACGCCGTGTTTCTTTTACTGAACGGGAATTTAATATCATTAAAAATAATCAGTTTGTGGGCGTCGTTAATACGTTAGAAGAGGGAATGACTGAAAAACAGTTAAAGAAAATAGCTCAATTTTATATTTTCAATCATATCAATTTTGAATGTTTTTTCGATGATATCGCTTTACCTGCGACTATATTACCCGGTGATTTAATCCTGATTACGATGATGGATGAAGATTGTTTGATTGATAAATCCTCACCCCGGATAACGATACAAGTTGATGAAGTTCATCATTTTATCAACCGAATGAGCGCACCTAATGAAATCTGTATTAATTTTTATGAGTATTCATTATTAGACCCTTCTTATTTTTGTTATGAGGGTGCTGACAATGGCAAATAAAACCATTCTGAAATGGGCAGGCTCGAAAGTCCGTATTATGGATAAGTTGCTGCCCCACCTGCCAGCAGGTAAGCGACTGGTTGAACCGTTCGCAGGTTCCTGTGCAGTGATGATGAACACGGATTACCCCGCGTATTTAGTGGCTGATATCAATGCTGACTTAATTAATTTATATGCAGATATTTTGTCTTTTGGTGTTGATATTGATTGGTATGTTAACTGGTTAGAGTTGGGTTTTAACGGTGATAACTCGCGCGAAATGTATAATATTAAGCGCGATGCTTTTAACGGAAAAAAGTTCGCCCTGAATCAGGAATCAAAAGCCGCCTATTTTTTATATTTAAATCGTCACTGTTATAATGGCTTATGTCGATATAATTTAAGCGGTGAATTTAATACCCCCTACGGAAAATATAAAAACGTTTATTTTCCTGAAAAAGAAATTCGTGCCTTCGCTGAAAAAACCCAACATGCCGAGATTGTCTGTCTGGAATGGCAGGATACTTTATCGCGTATTGAACACGGCGACGTTATTTATTGCGATCCGCCTTATCTGACCAAAGGTAAGGCATTTACCCAATACCATCAGTCTGCTTTTACCCCTGCTGATCACGAGCTGTTAGCCGTGATTTTACACTCGTTGAATACCGAGAACGGCGTACCTGTCACCGTTTCTAATTCCATTGAAGCCAAAACGCTTTACGCTGACCTCGGTTTCACTGTCCATGAAATCGACGCCCCGCGCTCCATTGCCGCCAATGGCAATCGTCAGCCTGCGAAAGAAATTATTGCGGTGTTGGAGGGGCAGGCATGAGTGAGTTACGGGAACACAATAGCGGGACACAATCTCCAACGCACGAACCTGCTATCGTGCTTGACCCCAAAAACGGCGTCTATATCACCGATACCCGTTTTGCGGTTGTGACCCATGAGAAACACCCGGGCAAGCTGGCGCTGTTACAGGTCGGCACGTATAACCGCAGTTATTCACTGGTTGGCTGGCATGACAGCGACGTGTCGCTGGTTGCTGAACTGGTGAACCTGCATGTATCGCATATCAGGCGCCGGGTGCGTTCAGTTGATGATTATCTTAATACAGTCGAGGAGATCACCCGGCGTTGTCAGACCGCGTTGAATCTTTTGAATCCTGATACGTATGGCGGCATTGTTGTATGAGCCGTCGCCTGATTAATTTTAATACCCTGCCCGACGCTGAACCCGCCAATGGGCATTATGCCTATTGGTGGAATGCCCCGCGCCAGGCGATTGTTGGTTTTGAAAGACCGCTTACCCGTGAAAGGTTGATTCAGGGGCAAGCGATTTTAACTGACATTGACGCATTGCCGCGCATCCTGCGTTATCCCTTTAGAAAACGTTACGAAACCACACTTAAGGAACAGGGGGTTCGCAAGGCCCAGGATTTTCTTTATTTCGACTTCCATCAGAAATTCTGGCCGCGGATTGTCTCCGTGACCCGCCGCTTTGAAATGGATACCCAGACCACCCTGACCGCCACGGCCAGAATATCAGCCGAAATCAGCCAGTTTAACCGCCTGCCCGATCTCCATAACAAACAGTTAAAAATGCTGGCGACAAAAATCGCCGCCGGGTTCTTCAATCTGTTTGAGCAGTATTGTGATCAGTGCATCGTCAACGAGAACGGCGATAAAGAGGCGCTGTACCGGATGCGCAACCTGCATCCGATTTACGGTGAACTGGCAAAGATTGCCCGGGGTTTGCATGTCACTCCGGTTTATTATCAGCGTTACCGCAAAAGAAGACTGAAAGCGGAAAACGTGGTTTCGGCCGTGTCGCGGCTGGTGAATGACGATTTTTGGTATCGCCAGCTCAAGGCACATCGTACCCGTTGGCGCGAAGCGCTCCTGATCGCCGCAATGGCGGTCAATAAAAACCGCTCCCCGTATGCCAGCCGTCAGGCCATACAGGATGTGAAGTCACAGCGCCTTTCCAATATGCAATACCTTCAGGCGATGGATATTGAGGACATGGAGACCGGCGAGCGTTTTGATCTCGTTGAAAAGGTTATGCAAAGCATTTCCAATCCTGAAATTCGCCGGATGGAACTGATGGCGCAGATTGCCGGGATTGAACGGGTCGCCACTGCCCGGGGTGATATCGGCATGTTTATCACCATTACCACGCCGTCAAAATATCACCCAACCCGCCAGATGGGTAAAGACAAAATCGCGGTACTGAATAGCAACTGGGCTGATGAAGCCTACACGCCGAAAGACGGCCAGCGTTATCTGGTGCGGGTCTGGGCAAAGATCCGCACCGCCTTTAAGGATGCGGGTCTTAATGTTTATGGTGTCCGTGTGGTTGAGCCTCACCATGACGGGACGCCCCACTGGCATCTCCTGCTGTTTACCGATAAGGCCAGTCGTGCGGAAGCGGTCGACATCATGCGGAAAAAAGCCCTGCAAGAAGATGGCGATGAACGGGGCGCGAAAAAGTACCGCTTTGAATGCCGGCACATGAACCGGGGCGGCGCGGTGGGCTATATCGCGAAATACATCGCCAAGAATATCGACGGTTACGCCCTGGATGGCCTGATCGATAAGGAAACCGGTAAGCCGTTGAAAGACGCCGCCTCCGCCGTGACGGCGTGGGCGTCAACATGGCGTATCCCGCAATTTCATTTCTATAACCTGCCCTCTAAAGGGGCGTATCGCGAGTGCCGCCGCCTGCGCAGTATCAGTATTGCTGACCAGATGGGCGAGATTGCCGAAAAGGTACGGGCAGCAGCCGATGTCGGTGATTTTGAAAACTACATTTTGTCACAGGGTGGCCCCTGTACGCCCCGCGATCAGCAGACTGTCCGTGTCGCCCGTGAACTGGACGATAAGCTCAATCCCTATGATGAAGCCGTTTCCAAGGTGGTGGGGATTTACGCGCAACTCAATCCCGGCGCCGGCGTAGTGAAAACACGCGAGCGCGAATATCGCATTGTCAAAAAACTCCAGAGTCACAGTACAACGCCTGAACACACCGGCGAAGGTTTGGGTTTTGATCTTTTAAAGAGCGCCATCGGCGCGCCTCGGAGTCCTGTCAATAACTGTGGGTCGGGGTATTGGCAGGGAGTTGAAGAAGGCGCAGTGCTCCCGCCTGATTTAACCGGAAAGGCATTATCGGATGTTCTTCAATGGGGATGGGCAACCGGGATTAACACCGCTGAGAATGGCGCACAGCGCGAAGAAACCGGCGTTTCGGGGCCGCGGGTTATCTCCAGGATCACATTAACGCGAAAAGAAGAAGCGCTATTGCCTGATGTGATGAAGTTTACGGCGTCAATGGGTATTCCCATCAGCTCTGAATCGATGGCGATGATGTTTGTGAAAGGCATGAGTATCAGCTTTGACGGCCAGATGATGCGGTTTGCGGATGGCGAAGTCAGGCTGGTTGAGACGGAAGACGGACGGGTGCAAAGACAACGCGAGTTTGACGCCCGCAAACAGGAACGCCGCGATGCACTGCGGCAGCGGATTAATAACATGGGTGAAATGAGGAAAAACTTATTGTGAATATGCGTTTCGGCTCGGTCTGTTCCGGCATTGAGGCGGCCAGCGTGGCATGGGAACCGCTGGGCATGTCCCCCGCGTGGTTCAGTGAAATCGAGAAATTCCCCAGTTCAGTACTGCAATACCACTGGCCGTATGTCAGAAATCTGGGGGATATGACCCGAATTCCCGCCATGATTGCCGAAAATCAGGCCGATGCGCCGGATATTCTGGTCGGCGGGACACCCTGTCAGGCGTTCAGCATTGCAGGCCTGCGTAACGGGCTGGGCGATGAACGGGGACAATTAACCTTATCATTCGTGGAGTTGGCAAATGTCATTGATTCAGTCAGAGCAGCAAACGGCGAACAGCCCAGTATTATCGTCTGGGAAAATGTCCCCGGCGTTCTGTCCAGCAAAGACAATGCCTTTGGCTGCTTTCTTGCAGGCCTTGCCGGAGAAGATGAGCCGTTGCAGCCATCAGGGAAGAAATGGACAAACGCGGGTTATGTGTCTGGACCACAAAGAGCCGTTGCATGGCGAGTGCTGGACGCTCAATATTTCGGAGTGGCCCAACGACGCCGACGTGTGTTTGTTGTCGCAAGTGCTCGAACAAACTTCTGTCCCGTCACGGTACTTTTTGAGCCAGGCGGCGTGCGCCGGCATTCTGAACCGCGCAGAACGGCGGGGAAAGAAGTTGCCGGCAATGCTGGAAGCCGCGCTGTTATCGGTAGTCACTGGGACTCAGGGCTAAACCCGCACCCGACGTTAAACCAGAGCCATAACACGGGCGGTATCGGAATGAGCAATCAGGAGATATTTTCACAAAGAGGCAGCGGGCTGGTATCCACCTATCGGCTACTCTCGTTTGGCGAATACCGGACAGATGATATCTCATCAACATTGAGATCCCGTGATGATAAAAGCGCCACGGATTTGGTGGCGATTGCACTGGCAGGCAACACGATAAACCGGGCGCCCCAGAATGGCGGTAATGGTATCGGCTATCACCCTGAAATTTCCTACACGCTGACTACAACCGATGTTCACGGCGTGAATTATGGCTATGCCGTGCGCCGTTTAACGCCTGTTGAGTGCGAGCGATTACAGGGTTTTCCTGATAATCACACCCAGATCCCATGGAACGGCAAAACATCAGAAAATTGTCCTGATGGCCATCGCTACCGGGCAATCGGTAATTCTATGGCCGTACCTGTTATGGCGTGGATTGGGAAACGGATCTTAATGCAGAGGTCAGTATGAACGGAAATATTTCAAATTTTAGCATCGTCATTCGTATCAACGGCAAAACGGGAATGATTCAAATGCCCTCTTCAATGAAACGGCTGTTATCAGCCCTTTGCCTAAACAGTTTAAAAGAAGATGGCCCACTTAAGTTTATACCGATGGAAGGACTTGAATTAATACCTGATGTAGAAACCTTTGGGGAACAGGAGAACCAGAAATGAGCAAAGATGTGATTGAGTTGGCGAAGCAGCTTAAGCAATTAGCCATTGACGTAAAACATGAGCGTTTCGATTTTATTTGGTTGCAGAACAGAATAAAAGAGGATTGGGGGCAAGATACAATCCCAGCAAAATATTTCGTAGCGTTAAGTAATTACCACCAAATAATCACACTGTGCGAAGAGGTTGAAAGATTATCAACCTATGAAAATTCTGAAAGTAATAATTACAGAGAAATCACCGTGCTGCGTATGGATACAGAAATGTTAAGTCGTGCTGCCAAACAAAGAGGATTAACAACAGCACAATATATAGAGAGTCTAATTGATTATCAAAAACATGGCGCTGGAAATATTACCTTTTATAAAGGAACCGAATTGGAGACAATAAAATGAATAACATCACCTTAAATTTAAATACCGAAGTCGTTAATAACATCACAAATACATTCGATTCGGGTTTATTCGTCTGGCAGAAACGCTGGAAAGCCAATCAACATCACCGTAATCGCTTTTTGCATAAATGCAGGCAGGTGGGTGCTGATCATTATTTCGTACTGGAAGCATTAAGCGATGCCTGTCGAACAGGCCGGAATAAGATTTTTATGTCTGATAAAGATTGGCTACAGAATTTTGTTTATAACGTTGCTCAGTATTTTCCTGAACAGCAAACGCACTTAACCGAAAATGCCGAAGATATCCGATTACTGAAGCTCAGTAATGGCGCTGAAATCCGTTTTTTGCATGAAAACAGTTGCCCTGTCAGCATCAGTGGTGATGTGTATGTGTCGGAATGGGCGTATTCCGATGACCCCATTAAGCTGATACGTCTGGCATTGGGGATATCACTGAATACAAAATGGCGAAGAACGTTTTATTCTTCCAGAGATTCAGGTGACAACGGCAAGGCAGCTTATAAGGAATTCTTTACCCGGAATTGCGTCAAAGGTGAATCGGCTTTTTTCGATACAGTCACATTGTTTGATGATGTTGAAAATCGCTTAGATGAGGAGCGGATCCGTAACATGTGGTCACCGCAGGCTTTTGAAGAGCTGTTTTTGTGCCGTTTGCCTCATCCACGTTGGTGATCAGGAAGAATAGATTGTAAAAGGAGTAGGGAAAACCTACTCCAATAATTTATTCATTCCATAGAAGTATCATTATCTCTGATTAGAGTCTCTCCACCATTAGCTCCCATAAATGTAGTTTTGATCCTGAATATATTTATTGAGTTAGGCTTGACATTGACTACTAGCGTTTTCAGAAAAGGAAAACAAGCGCCGCCTGATAGAAACTCTCCCAAAATATATTCACCTCTAGGCACATAAAGAGTGACCTTTTCACCAGGCCACAACTCTGCTACTCGAACCCCTTGAAAAAACAAATTAGAAACACATGCGGAATAAATAACTCCCGCATCTCTTTTTACTATTATCTGACTATCACCACGATTCTTATCCCGAACTGATTCCCAATACATTCTCTCAACCGGAACTTCATTTGCTTGAATTGCATCCACTCGTGTTGATTGACAACCAGCTAATACGGAAGATATTCCTAATACAGCGAAAATCAGTAGTTTTTTCATGATAATAGTTCCCTTATTTATAAAAGGAGCGAATTTTATATTTATTTAAAAATACATCAATATCTTTATGAAAAATTGAGAAGCTTTAATAAACCCTGAGTTATGTGGGTTGTATATTTAATGTATTGAAAGCTGTGATTGCAGTACAACTTTATGATTAAGATTGTAAAATTACTGGTTGTGATCACTTCGTTTACAAAGCTGCACAAAAACATCCATTTTGCGCACCAATCTGCAAGATCAAAAAAGGATCTCATCCCCCGCAAAACGCCAGTACAGGCGCCTCTCCGACGATCCCTTGCAGGTGCATAAAAAGCACTGCATTTAGTGGGCAGGCGTGGCGGGGTCATGACTGCGCGCGGCGACGTTTGATGGCCGTGTCGACCTCAAATTTCATCATGCAATCATTATCGATGAAACTATATTTTATTCAGGCAAAAAAAAACCGCCACGCAGGCGGCCTCTCAGGCAAGGGGGCGTTATTCTTCATCCTCCAATGAATACCGCTCAAACCGGATCACCTCTTCCCCTAGCCAGTCATTAAGCTGTTTCATCTTGCTTTGCAGCGGCATCAGCTCATTGCGTACAAACACCTTGGCCGCTTTCTCCACATCACCAAAGCCGCCGGTATTCTGCGGGATAATCCCCATCATCTGCGGCGGCACGCGATGCGCGGCCAGCATATCGTCACGGCTGACATTCTTGATATTTAAAAACTCATCTTTGGCCGCCGCCTCGGAAAGCGGGATAGTCTGGATACCGTCTTTTTTACCGCCCGGGGCATACAGAAACAGATTGCGGAAGTTGCCGGGGCCTTTGCTGTTTTTCAGTGCATCACGGATATTGTTCACATCGGAAATATTTTGTGACGCATCACTGATATACAGGATATACCCCGCATGGCTGCCGTTCAGGTAATACTTGCGCCGGAACAGCGTGGCCGATTCATTCAGCAGGGCTGAGGGCAACGCCGCCAGATATTCGGGCAAACCGTACAACTCCTGATTAATGTCGGGTTCAATCAGGTGAAACACCTGTCCCGTCTCGAACGAATACGGCTGGCTCTGATAGCCATAACGCACAAACCAGTAGGTGTCCAGGTCTTCACCGCGCCGGGTGAATTTGGCCGGGCAATGATGCAGACTTAAGGGTTGGCCCAGGCGGTTTTTGCGCAACTCCAGATAAGCATTGCCGAACAGCATAAAATCCAGCGCCCACGAATCGAATGCCTGCCGGCTCAGTAACCGATGGGAAACAAAGGTGCTGGTCAGAATATTGCGTTTCACATACACCGCGCTGCTGTGGTGTGGGGCTGCCCGGAACGACCGCGCCAGTCCGTTAAAACTGATCGGCGGCTCGTACCAGTTATCAACCAGGGCACACTCCAGATAATCAAACACCTCGCGCTTGTCCAGTACGGGGATCGGGTCGCCAAAGGTGAAGGCTTCCATTGACTGGGCAGGTACAGGGGCTGTGGCTTTCACCGGACGTTTTCTGCTTTTACGGCTCATTAGTAAACCTCGACGATGTTTCTGTGTTGGGGGGTGTCACCGGTGATCGGTTCGTTAAACAGGGCGTGCATGGTGGCCCAGGCTAAATCAGCATGGCTCGCTTCTTCACTGCGGCTGGCTTCATAGGTCGGGCGGTTGCCGCTGGCGGTGGTCGAACGGCGGATAGCCATAAAACTCTGGGCGATGTCCGTCTGCCCGGCGTCAAACTCCAGCCGGCGATGGTTGATGATGTCCCACGCCTTCAGCACCAGGGCATTTTTGACCGACGGGTTATAGACAAACTCCCGTGCCGCCGGGAAAAACTCTTTGACGTTCTGGTAAACCCCATGCCCGACGCCGGTTGAGTCAATGCCGATATACTCCACGTTGTACTGTTCGGTCAGCCGCTGGATGGCGTCCGACTGGGCGCGAAAGTCCATCCCGCGCCACTGGTGCCGCTCCAGAATGCGGAACTTACCGCCCGGCACCCGCGGCGGTGCGATCACCACACAACCGGCACTGTCCCCCTTTTCGCCGCCCTTGGCCGGGTCATAACCGATCCAGACGGGGTTGTAACCATACGGGCGCAGCATCAGGGGCTGGACGTCATTCCAGATTTCCCAGCTATCGACCATGCAGCCCTGCATCAGGGGCAGTGAAAAAATGGATTCGATATCGTCCATAAACTCACACATCAGCAGGTTCTGGTACTCGTCGGGGCTGTATTCCAGCCGTAACTGGTCAAGGTCAAACAGGGTACAGCCGCCTTTCACCGCATCTTCAATCGTGACAATCTGCCGCCACTGGCCGTCGGCACACCGCAGGCCGCCGCTCAAAACGTCATGGCTGACATCAATGTCAATGCGATCTGCCTTGGCGCGTCCCCGGTTAATCAGTTTGCCCGACCAGTACGGATAGGCGCTGTGGGTCAGGCTGGACGGGGTGGAAAAGTAGGTCATGCGCCAGTGTTTGTGCATCGCCATGCCGGAAGCCACTTTACGTAATTCCTGAAAGCGCGGTATCCAGAAATATTCATCCAGATAGAGGTTGCCGTGATAGCTTTGCGCGGTGCGGGCATTGGTGCCGAGAAAATACAGTATCGCCCCGTTGCTCAGGGTGATCGGGTCGCCTTTCAGTTCGACATCCACTTCCCGCGCCATTTCAAGGATGTACTGCTTGAAGACATGCGCCTGTGCCTTACTGGCTGACAGAAAAACCTGATTACGTCCGGTCGTTAAGGCATCCATAAACGCTTCACGGGCGAAAAAGTAGGTCGCGCCGATTTGGCGGGATTTCAGGATATTGCGGATACGGTGTTTATGTCCCTCGTCATACCAGACTTTCTGATAACCGAACATGTTTGCCTGAAAGAGCGTTTCCAGCTTTTCGATCTGTTCGTCGCTAAAGACGTTCTTTTCCGGTGCCTTACGCTCGCCCTTGTTACGGTTGGCCACCTTCGGATTCAGGTCGGCTTCATTGCCGCCGTGACTGTACTTGTTAATCCGCGCCTGCCGCTCTAACTGGCGGTGCAGCAGGTCGATTTCCTTAAAGTCCTTGCCCTCTTTCTGCTCCTTGGCGATCAGTTTACACAGCCGTACCTCCAGGGACAGTTCGACCCGCTCAAACGGGGTCACGTCATCCCATTTGTCGCGGCGTTTCCAGCTATGGATAGTGGCCGATTTCTCATTGAGCATTTCCGCAATACGCGCGACCCGATACCCGTTGAAATACAGGTGCATCGCGTGTTTTCGGGGATCCAAGTCGTTTATCGTTTTCATGCCGCCAGACTACAGACCCGTTCGCGATTTCTCCGTGCCTGCCCTTTGTGCCAGCCCCGGCACAACCGCCTTTTATTGTTTCCCCGGCGCGACGACACAAACTAAGAGGCCATGACTGACCCATATAACCGGGGCTTACAATGCCGAAGAAATCCAAACCGTTTCGTATCTGTGTGGAAGGCGCCACCACCGACGGGCGCAAAATCCAGCGTGACTGGCTGACTCAGATTGCGGATAGCTACAACCCGACCACCTATGGCGCCCGCATCAACCAGGAGCATTACAATTATTCATGGAGTCCGCGCTTCGGGGATGTGGAATCCGTCTACACCGAAGAAATCAAGGACGGCGCACTGGCCGGCAAGCTGGGGCTGTACGGGATCCTCTCCCCGACAGAAGAACTGATTGAGCTGAACCGCAAGCGCCAGAAAGTCTATACCTCGGCCGAGATCAACCTGGACTTTGCTGACTCCGGCGCCGCGTATCTGGTGGGACTGGCCGTCACTGACAGCCCGGCCAGCCTCGGCACCGAGATGTTACAGTTCAGTGCCGGCGCGGCTATCAATCCGCTCAATGGCCGCAAGCAGCACGCTGACAACCTGTTTACCGCCGCCGAAGAGACGGTACTCGAATTTATTGATTTACCCGAAGAAAGTGACAAGCCCTCACTCTTTTCCCGTGTCCAGACGTTCTTCCAGAAAAAACAGCAATCTGACGATGCCCGCTTTAACGATGTCTATCAGGCGGTTGAACTGTGTGCCAAAGAGCAGCAGGCCACGGCGGACACCGTGAGCGCATTTTCTCAACAAATCGACGAAGTGGTTGACCTCAAACAGAAACAGACCGCACTTGAAACCCGGTTGAATGACTTAACCACGCAATTGAGTCAGCAAGACAGTAAACCAAACCAGCGCCCTGTTTCACTGGGATCGCAGAACGCCGACACCCCGGCCACTGAACACCTGACCAACTGCTAAAGGAACCCAGCCCCATGAAGAACGAAACCCGATTTAAATTTAATGCATACATGACGCGACTGGGCGAAATCCACGGCGTTGAGGCCAGCGCCTTTAGCGGCAAGGTGCAGATCGAACCGTCCGTGGCGCAGACACTGGAAGACGAGATCCAGCAAAGCGCCGACTTCCTGCAAAAGGTCAATGTGCTTCCGGTCAGCGAACAATCCGGCCAGGCGATTGGCTTAGGGGTCGGCTCCACCATTGCCGGCACCACCGACACCGACAGCCAAGACCGTGAAACCACCGATCCGACCCGCCTGACGGCGATTGAATACAAATGTGAGCAAACGAACTTTGATACCAGTCTCAGTTACGCCAAGCTCGATTTGTGGGCGAAGTTTCAGGATTTCCAGTTACGTATCCGTAACGCCATCATTCGCCGCCAGGCGCTTGACCGCATCATGATCGGCTGGAACGGCATCAAGCGCGAAAAAAGCTCCAACCGCACGAAATACCCGATGCTGGAAGATGTGAATATCGGCTGGCTGGAAAAAATCCGCCGGGATGCGCCCACCCATGTCATGAGCAGCATCATTGACGAAAACGGCGCGGTGATTGCCACGGTTATTCGGGTCGGTGAGGGCGGTGATTTCAATAACCTGGACGCGCTGGTGATGGATACGGTCAACAATGCCATCGACCCGGAATATCAGGACGACACCGAACTGGTGGTGATTTGTGGCCGTGAACTGTTGGCCGACAAATACTTCCCGCTGGTCAACCAATCCCAGCCTAACAGCGAAAAAATGGCCGCAGACGTGATTATCAGCCAGAAACGCATCGGCAACCTGCCGGCAATACGGGTGCCGTACTTCCCGCCCAAAGCGCTGTTGATTTCCCGGCTGGATAACCTGTCTGTCTACTATCAGGAAGGCACCCGCCGCCGCTCGGTGCTGGATAACCCCAAACGTGACCGCATCGAAAACTACGAATCGGTCAATGAAGCGTATGTGGTTGAAGACTATCGCGGGGTGGCTCTGATTGAAAATATCGAGATGCTGCCGGCGAAAAGCCCGACCGCACCGCCGCAGACGGTCAGTGCCGTGATTGAAAAAGACCCTGTCAACGACAACAAGGATCAGTAATGACCAGCCCGTGGCAACGTCACCGGATGCGTGAGCAGGCCAGGGAAGCCGCCCAACTGAGCGGCCCCGCCCTGCAAAACAATGGCGGCTATAACCAGATGCTGCTGATGCTGGGGCAACACCGCCAACAGTTAAAGCGCATTCAGTCGATGGAGAGTAAGGCCGCGTTAAAGCGCAAATTACTGCCCCATTATGCCCCGTGGGTAACGGGGGTATTACAGGCCGGTAATGGCGTCCAGGACGATGTGCTGATGTATGTCATGCTGTGGCGCATTGATGCCGGGGAGTATGACGGCGCATTGGATATTGCCGGCTATGCCCTGCAATACCATCTCACCATGCCACAGGGGCATAATCGTACCACCGGCTGCGCCGTGGCGGAGGAAATCGCCGATGCCGCCCAACGCAGCTATACCGCCAAATCACCCTTACCCCTGGCCACACTGGAGAGGACGATCACCCTGACCCATGAGCAGGATATGCCTGATGAAGTGCGGGCAGAGCTGTACAAATGGCTCGGCTACAGCCAGCGGGATAATGACCGGCCACAACAGGCTTATTGCTCACTGAGCCGGGCGCTCGAACTGAACGACCGTGTGGGTGTGAAAAAAGATGTGGAGCAGCTCGCCAGAGTGATCCGCAATCAGAACACCCAAACTTAACGAACATGCCAACGCGCTAGGGCGGCACGGGGTGGCGACAGTCTCAAAACCCCGTCCACCGCCCACCTAACTTAAGGTGACCGTATGGATTTTATTGCCCCCGAACCCGCCAAAGATGCCGCTCTGACTATCAGCAGCGATCCGTTTTATCCGGCCATCGAAATGGGGCGTTACCGGGACGACATGCGCACCGACGGTACGGTAACAACACCCCGCTTAAAGCAGGCCATCGCCAATGCGATTGTTGAGGTTAACCGCGAGCTGACCCCCTGGCGGCGGCTGAATATCGCCAGAGGGTATGCCACGTTAGCCGCCATTCCGGCCGGTCTTATCGATCAGGAAAGCGAACTCGTTTATCTCTATCACCGCGCCGTGTTCTGCCTGACCAAAGCCAGCCTGACCGAACGCTACCGCGATATCGACACCACCCAACCCGGCACGAAAAAGGCCGAGTCGATGGAAACCACCATTGACGACCTGTGGCGCGATGCGCAATGGTCGCTGCGCCGGATACAGGGGCAGGATCATGTGATGGTGGAGCTGATTTGATGCGGGTACGCGCACAACAATATGACACCGTGGACGCCCTTTGCTGGCGCCACTATGGACGCACACAGGGCGTCACTGAGCGGGTACTTGATGCCAATCCCGGTCTGGCCGATTGCGGGGCTATCCTGCCCCACGGCACTGAGATTGAACTGCCGGACATTGTCCCCGCTCCCGTGACACCGATGATTCAATTATGGGATTAGAACATGGACAAACAACCTGATATATGGGTCGAATTGCTCAATGGCCTGCAAAATTCGTGGCCGCAGATCTCCGGCTCTGCTTTGGCAATAGCCATTTGTTACGGGCGCCTGATTTATGACGGCGTAGAACGCAAGAACCGATGGGTCGAAGCGCTGCTTTGTGGTGCCTTGTCATGGAGCGTGTCCAGTGGCTTAGAGATGTTTGGCGTTCCCAGCAGTTTTGCGCCAGCAATCGGGGGTGTCATTGGTTTTATTGGCGTTGAAAAAATACGTGAGTTTGCTATCCGCGCCATCAATAAACGGTTGGGAGATAAATAATGAGCAGAGGCATTCGTAATAACAATCCAGGCAACATTGACCACAACTCAGCGAATAAGTGGCAG